ATTGGTACGGTCCGGCATTTCCAATGGTTCAGGATTTTGGCTTTTTACCCAGGCGTCCTCCATAGCTCTGCGTATACCGGCCATGTCTATAGTTGCTTTTCTGGCATTAATCCAACGTCCGCCGCTGGCAACACGAGCTTTGACTTCGACTGCTACTTTGTTGACCTGAATATCTCCACCACCACCAGCACGCCCACTCCAGCGTATTTTAGGACTTAATACAGCAAATGCTACTTCACAAGGTCCTACTCCCTGGCTGACCAGCTGAGTGCTTAGTATTTTAAATAAATCTAATGCCAATGGGCTATTAATAAATTCTCGATAATTGTGTTGCTGCCCATCTAATAATAAATCAGTATTGATAAATCCATTGGCATAATTTTCTAAAAAGGCCATTTTATCGCTGTTAGGGTTATCCATGTGCATGATTACTTTGGCTATGCTCTCAGCAAACTTACTGGCATCGGCGTCTTTACGTAATATTTCACGCAACCTTGTTGGTAAATCTCCGACGGTTAATGTGTTAAGTATTTTTTGTAAAACTTGAGTATCATCAGTTTTCTTAACTGCGTCAATGATTTCTTTTTTGAGAGCAGGATCCTCAAATATGTCAATTAATTTACGTAGGCTAGTCATGATATATTATTTATTACGTAAACCGTCTAGTAAGTCATTGTGTAATTTGTGTTTGACTTTAATATATTCAAGTTCGAATTCATTGCAGGCAGCTTCGAGCAGATCTAATCGATACTCAACATAAAGACCAAGTCTAATTTGATTAGCTAGGCCATTTAAGTTGTCTTTGTGTTCTTGAATATCAACTACATGACGGCAACTGCGACTAGTTTTTAGTGCGTCCCATTGATCTAGTAGTTCTTGTGCTCGAGTTTCTGTTTGGCTCACACTGAGTAGTCTTCCATGCCAGCGGTCTTTAGCCTAACTAGATGCCCCTGCATGAAGTTCTTGCTCTCTAGACCTTTGAGTATTCCCAAATATTTATTTCTTAAGAGTGCAACTTCATTTATTATGGTTTCATAATCAATTACTTCATCTTCTCCATCCACGTACTTTTCTGCGTCTCTACTACTCAATGCCTTATTGTAAGCTTCTAAATACTTTTGAAACCATTTACGGCGAATTTTACGTAGTTGGATGTTGAGAAAGTTAAGCACCGCTTCAATCTCTTGTAATTGATTAAAGCGATGCTCGGTAATACCCGGTAGCTGACTGATTGACTTTTCTACACTGCCACGAATTTGGCATTCAGTTCTTGCTGTGGCTAACTCAGCTTCATAATACGCAATAAAGTCCGGGATATTGGTGATATCCTGTACTACACGATTGTACCACATTATTCGTCATAATCTTCGTCGTATTCATCTTCGGCATCGCCGGCGTATTCTTTGAAAGCACGACCCAAGGCTGCGTCTGTGCGTCCAAATTCTTTTAACTCACTGTCATCCAAATAATCAACCATTACGCTCATGAGATTGTCTGCGGCTTCTTGGCGATCCTTTTGTGGTATATATTGCTTTAATATACTATATGCTTCACTTAGAACTTCGCTGTCTATAGTCATTTTGTTTTCCTACATTTGAAGGTTTTAGATAAATTATGTATGATTGTTTCCACGTTGTCAATATTGCGTCTAGTTTCTACATGTTCACGCAACTTTGTTAAATTAGTTTCTAACAATTCAATATAACGTAATAATTTATCTATTCTTGCTTCAAGCGGTTTTAATCTGTCAGACATCACTCTGCTTCGACGATTTCTCCCGAAGTCTCCTCTTTTGTTACTTGGTGTGGGTTAGCTACAAAATCAGCCATAACCTTGTCCAGACTCGAATCATCATTACGTTCCCAGGCTTTACGGAATTGTTTAATTGATGTTCCGTCTGCCAAAGTGTATTTAAGACTATTGCCATCTTTTTGTAGTAAGCCCTTGCCTTCAAACAGGTCCACTAGACCCGAATATGGATTCATTCCAGTCTCATAAGGAATTTTGACTTGCACTGACTCAAAAGGTTTAGCATAGCGTGTTTTCATAATCTTACAAGCCGAGCGAATACCTTTGACTTCGGAAATCTTATTACCATCCTCATCCTCTTTGAGTTTGAGTTTACGCATAGCTACTACAATACTAGACGCATAGATAAAGCCTTGCCCACCTGAGATCTTGTCATCTGGATCAAACATATCTTGACTGGCGTAGGTATGATTAGTTGCTACTAGGCCAATGTTAAGACTACCAAACATATTCACACAGTTTCTAACCAGTGCTGTTAAGGCTTTGGGCTTGCGTCCTAGGTCACCTTTAAGATCACCTGCGTCAAATTGATTGACATCAGTAGGAGTCAGCAACATACCCAAACTGTCTAATACAAACAAGACTTTGGGACGTGACTCTTCTGACAATGTTTTGTACTCTTTAACAAACTCCGAAATCATTTTAGCCACATCATCAATCATGGCCATGTTGAGTTTCAGCAGTTTATCTTCTGATGTGTCTACACCTAGTGCTTTGAGCCAGTCTTCATCTAGTGCGTTTTCAGTATCGATTAAGATTGGATAGATACCTTGTTGTTGGGCGTGCCTAATCAAGTTACCACTACAGATAAAACTCTTACCAGCACCAGATTCACCAGCAAATACAGTTACTTTACCAAGAGGTACTCCCTTGTCAAAAGCACCGGAAATTAGATAGTTTAAGGCGTAATTTCCAGTGGAAATCCAGTCTGTAGGGTCATTAAATCCAATGCTAACGCCTTCAATGCTCTTAGTTATGCTTTTGCGAAATTTACTTAAATCAAAAGGTTTTGCCATTATTTCATTCCTTTTGTATATTCTTTTGGTTGTACTACAATGTCAGTCCTACCAATAGCTTGTAGCCAAGTATTCAGTCTGTGAATGATGGTACTATCATCACGTGGGTTATCAAAGTTTATGTTACAATCCATGACAGTGTCTCCGGTACCGTCTTCGCGGCTGGAGAAATTGAGAGAATAGCTCTCATTAATTTTTTGGGCTTTTGCCATTTTACGCTCCTAGATAATGGGTGGGACGGAATTAACCGTCCCGATTACTACTTACGATTTTTGGCGATTACGAATCATTGCCAAAATGTCTTCTGCACGTTGGCTAGAAGTTTTGCCTGCTGGTTCGGGAATTTTTACCGGGGCAGTAGTTGCCACTTCGTCATCATCTACTAGATCATCCTCAACTGAGGAGCGAGCCGGGGCGGCTATAGCAGTTGGTGCCGATTCGGTATTGGTAGGTGCAGTGGAGCCAACATCCAATCCAGCTGGTTTAAAATATTGTGCCCAACGTTCTGCATCATACTCCTCACCATTGACGCTTGCTTCAAACATCTCTTTGATGACCTTAAGTTCTGTCTCACCAGGTTTCTTTGGCAAGAAATCAGTGAGATTAAACAACCCGTATTTTTCGATAGCTTCTAAGTCTGAAGAAGCCAGTGACGTCTCACGACGTGCCCATTTACTAGTGCTGTAATCAGCATAGCCACCTTTGCTGGTTTTACTGATTGTAAAATCTAGACCATTTTCATAATCGGTAGGAAGATTTTCAAGCTCAGGGTCCATTAGGCTACCTTTGATTAGATTAAAGATCTGCGGACTGATAATAAACCTACGAATAGGATTATCTGGAGTTCTATCCTCTTTGAGAGGATTCTCACGAACAAAACCTTGGAACAAGTAAGATTTTTTCTTCCAATATTTCCTACCCATGTCCTCAAGATTTGGATCCTTGAACCAAGTACGTACTTCTGCTAGGATAGGACACGGTGTGTCCTTACCATACATTTCTATACAAGGAACTTGTACAATAACAGGACGCGAATCTGCTTTGCCTTTTACCCCACCAAAAGGCAATTTAATCATTGCACGTTCGACCCAAAAGAATGTATTCTTTGCGTCACCGTCAGGAAGAAATCTTACTTTGGCGGATGTACCTTCTTCAATATTCCAGTGTGGGTAGATCCCACCATCGCCGTTTGTACTTGAACCGGTTGAGCCACGGTTCTCGGCTGCTGCAAGTTTTGCACGAATTTCTGCTAATGTGGTTGCCATGATGAATTTCCTTTATAATTAATTAAGATGGTCTTACAAAAGTGCTTAGATATACTCTGCACAATGCATAGTATAACATTTGTATTTAGCTTGTCAAGCTAAATTATGTATTTTATTACCCAATTATAAACTGAAGTTATTTCAGTCCAGCTAATTTTTTTAGGTCTTGTATATTTTCTTTGGGTTCTTGTCCGCTAGCTGGATTGTTTTGAACTTGATTAGGTACCGGGCTACTAGCATTAACTTGCAATAAACTAGAATATTCTGGATAGTTATCAGATAGATAAT